TTATTCTTAACAACTTTGACAAACCGCTTACCTTTGGCCGGACTGGGCTTGGAGCGTTTTCTAGGCATTGGTGACCCTCACAAACTTAGCTTTAATCTCATTGATTATTGTAACAACCATATCTACTTTTTGCTCAAGCAACGTTAACCTTTTGTCCATATCGTTAACCTCAGCAACCAACTCTTTACGCATTGCTTCTTCTTTGTCTTGCAACTCTTTAATAACTGTATCATACCTAGCACGAAGCTCTTCTTCTTTGCGCTCTTGCTTAGCTTCACGCTCATCGGCCCGACGCTGCAAGTCCTTATTTTGTTGGTACAGAAATATAGCAAATGCTAGATTGGCACCACCACTCATAATCATCTGCATAATATCTGGTTCCACAACATCTCCCTATGTTACAATGGTTGGCAATAAAGCAATCTCTGCTTCAGTCCACGCTTTATTAGCAACATGAATGTTTGTTATTTGACCAGTCCATCCATACTCGCCAAACGCATTATTTTGCCAATAAGAATGAGCACCTATCTCAAGAGGTGAATCTACCTGTTGTGGAGCAATATAACCGGGATCTGTGGCAACAAGAACACCATTCTTATATATTCTCATTTCACCTTGAGCTTGATCAAACACACATGTTAGTTTATGCCATGCTGTAATCAAAGTAATCTGTTTACCATCACCAGCATTAATATTAGAATAGTCATGCAAAATTTGAGACGTAGTATCATTAACAGAACGGTTGTTTAAGCGAACATAAGCATAATCATAATCACTAAAACCATCACCACCATCTTGAACAACACCATTAATATATTGAACAGCTAGGCCCTCAACAAAATTGTTGCTGTTGTATTGATCAAACTTAGACCAGATCAATCTATCATGATGCTTATATGATAGATTATAAACAATACGTTTCAAGTCCATTGAGATTGACCAATCCCCATCACCGGGATTCAATCTAGGATCATCATCAATAACCAAAGAATCTGTTGGTGTATCACCATCAAGCGTTAAGATACCATTGGATAACGTTGCTGCACCTTGTAAGCTTCTTGTAAATGAATCATCATTCAATAAGTCATAGTACAATGGTTCAATCTCTATTCCACCACCACCCAACGCATTCTGTTTAATCGCATTATTAAAACGTCGAATAGACTGCAGCAATGTTTTGTTATCAGACTCGTCAGGACTAATAACCTGAATAACAGAGCCATCCTCTGTTACAATACGATACGTAACTGTAGCAAATGGATTCTTCATATTAGATACCTGAGCTAACTTTATCAATCTTACTAAACTTGTATCGAAGATTAACAAGCGTAGCATCACCAGCACTAAAAGTTCTTCCAGCTCCTCTTGGGCCACAAACAAAGTATGTATACAACTGACTAGACGTATACGCTGTTGTTAAAGTTTCTGCAGCAACTTCACTTTCATGTAAATCACTAGCATTAACAGAAGCCAAACCCAAAGTTCCAGCCCCACCGATTAACGATATAGTACCAAACCCATGAGTATCTGTTGCAGTTAAAGGAGAGCTATTGTTAAAACCCGATCCAGTAAAATATACAGCAAATGTATCTGCATCTGTATTGGCAAAGTTCCATCCTGTGCCTACCACATTATGAGCAATGGTAGTTACTGTTGTAGAAGTAGGATCAGCACATACACCAAAGGCCCAATTAAAGTACCTTAACGCCACTGCTGTAGAACCTTTTAACTCGTATGATATTGTTAATATAAAAATATCATCACCCAATACAGGCGTACCATCATCATAATATGCTGGCTTATACCATCGAGGCGCAGTAGAAACACCACCAGAACCCGGTATTTGTAATTCATCATCAGCAACGCCTAACGTATTCAACTCAATCGTATTTCCAGTAGGATCACTGCTATAGCTTTGAATCAAACTTTTTGTGTCTGTAAACGTCCAGCTTCCATCATCTAAAACCAACGTTTGATAATACGAAACTGTACTATCATTGGTATATACTTCTTTGGGAAACGCATTAACTGGCATGACTATTCACTCCAGTTAATCTGTGCAAGATCTATAGTGACTGATCCAGCATCTACCTTGTAGAACACATAGACATTATCTGACTGTGTTAATGCTTCCCAAAATGGGTAGTCATCAAACAAAACCTGAGCACAACCTGTAGTCGCTGTAGTAAGTCCTAGGTCAAACGCTACTTCTGTATCACCTAATACAGTATAGTCACCATTAGCATCACAACAGATTCTAAATGTAACTTTGGATGCACCACCAGTGATTGACGTTGCACGAATAATCATTGATCTCAAAAAACCTTTAAACGGATTCAATGTACCAATAGATTGAATAACGTTTAGGTCAAACAGATGATATTTGGTTACATCATACGAAGTACCAACGCCTGCAATATCTTCACCGTTTACAACTGAATGTAAAAATCTTCCTGTTTTAGCCATATCTTCTCCTTCTTCTTCCAATATGTTTATGCTGCAATAGCAATATCAATATACAGATCTCCATTGGGTGTGTCAATCTTCATCTGTATTATCTGGAAGATATTCTATATCTTGAATCTGCTTTTCGTATTGGTTACGCATCTTACGAACGTTAGATAGTATATCCTTCATTAAGTCAAGCTGTTGTTGACTTGGTGTGTCCATACGTGCTGGCGTATATAAACCAAGACCAGCGGCCAAACGTTCTTCTGGAGTCAAACTAGCATATGTACTACCGGCTGGAGCAAACGGCCGTAGATACGAGTTAATCGCTGTTTCAATACCAGTTAAACTACCAAAGGTTCGTATAGCACTTCTCTTAAATGTTCTTGCTTGTTCTTTGTCCTTAAACTTGTACAGATAACCATTATGGTTATTCAACTTGTCTGGGCCAACATACTGAGGGTATACTTGACTACCAGTAAAGTATTCAATCTGAGCAGCAATATCCTGTGGATCACCATTGCTAATAGACGATGCAAACTGCACATACGTTAATGGCGTATATGAATACACATTCGCAAAGTTTGTATTCAATAAAATATCCGATAGGTTCTTTAAAGCTGGATCCAACATATTAAAGACCTGTTCAGCTGGTTGGTTAAACTCACCACCTAATCCAGCATACAACAATGCACTTTGAAACTGTAAAGCTTCTATTGCTGGTATTGGTGGTAACATCTTAAAGTATGCTTGACGACCAGCCTTATCTTCTTTGTATCCAAACCGTACACGTGGTTGCGCAAAGTCTGGATAATACATTTCATATGGTAACTCTTGGTCGTCGTTCATAACCTTAAAGAGCTTGTTTATATCACGAGTAACTTTTAACGTATAGGCATATCGCTTTAAGATACTAGGATCCGCAAACGCTCGTACTAACGAGATATTGTTGGCAATAAAGAATGACGTAAACACAAACGCACTATTAACAACACGACCACCATTACCTCTAAAAAATATCTCGTTGTAGTCAAACAATGAACGAGAGGCTAGTTTGGCCGATTCATCCAAACTACGACCTTCTTGTAATGCTTTCATTAACACAGCACTACGGAACGCCATATCACAACCACTAGCAAAACCAGTAGTTTTATCCCCTAGAAAGTTTATACCTCGTAACATATTATTCAACACACTCATTGCACCACTGCCAATACCAACACCGGGTTTTTTAGTAGCATGTTGAATATCTTTCAATAGTTTACCATCACGCAGTGACGATAGAATATATGTAAACTCAGTCTTAGCACCTGTAGCCTCCAGTGCTTCAAACAAGTCTCCATAAGTGTAGCTACGACCATCAGGCGTTGTTAATGCAATCTTACTATAGTTACGACTTCCGGGATTTCCACCATCTGTAACAATCAACTCAGCCGTAACAGCCAATCGCTTAGTATTCATTCCATCAAACAGTTTGTTAGAACCTATTGTTTGATAGATAATAGCTGGGGCACTTAGAATGTTTTGTGTATGATACTTTAAACGAGCTCCTAAAATAGCCGTATAAAACAGGGTTTTCATTATACCATGCAGTTTATCAACCTCATCAGCCAAGGTTGGATCAGCTTGTAACACCTTCTTAATGTTTTCTTGAACATAACCATATCCACGACCCTGAAGCGCATCATATAGTTCATCATAAACGTTGGCTCCAATCAATGCCTTAAACATCTTTTCATTTTGCTTACCAAACATCTTATCAAACAGCTCAACCATTTGTTCTGCCGGAACCATATGGTCATTATTCAAACGGTTGTTGCGCATCACTATCTGTGACTGGTCATACAGCTGCTCAGATACTATTCTGGCTGCATCATCAGATAAGAAGTCTGTTTCCATTACAGACTTAATTTGCTGTACCTGAAACGGCAACGGCAAGTCTCTATCTTCAAGCCACTTAATAAGCTGCATATCAGATAGTCCTTCTGTAGCAGCCCATGCCTCATCAATACCTTCGATGCTAGCAGTCGTTTTACTTTGAATCTGCGCAACGGTCTTACGTCTATTCTCCTCTAAGGATGCTTTGTACTGGTCTTTACTGTCATCTCGTTTACGCTTTGCCATTTCAAGCTCAGCATTTTTCTGCTGTAGTAACTGCTTTCTATACTCTGCAATCTCACGGTTGCGTTTAGTATATAGTGGTGTTGTTAGTTCTTTATCTGTCTTACGGTTGTACTTTTTAATCTGTGGGTCGTACTCCTCAAATTTCTGCTTCTTGTACTTCTTAAGCATATCAACAGCTTCTTGCTTGATTCTGTCAGTTTCTAAGGTGTACATTTCATCAATGTATTCGTTGTACTCTTTGACTTGCTTTTCAATATCTTCCCCAAGTAGTTCATCGAATAAAGCCTTTTCATCCTTGCCTTCATTCTTAATGTTCTTCTTAAGGCGATCAACCATCTTCTTTATCTCTGGTCGAATGTTGCGATAGTTAAAATCTGGGTCAACATCATCCAATAGGGTTAATGCTTTCTGGCGATAATAATCTTGAACAACAACACCAATATCACTTGTTAACCGCTCATAGGTAACTGCTCGATTAACATACAATATCTGTGTGGCTTCTCGAAGAAGGTCTGCATACTCCTGTTGTTTGATATCTATACCCGGCAATACATTCTCTACAGCAACTTCAATAAGCTGTTCGTCAATCTCATTGACAATAACTTCCTTAGTAATACGTCGAATCTCTGTAGCCATGTATGTACCAAGAGCAATCTGAGCCATACCAGTATCTATATTGCGACCACGGTATAACTGTATTTGATCTGCCGGCAAGTTAACATCACGAACCCTAACAGTTTGTTCGATACCATCAGCATCTATGTACGTAACTGTTTCCTTTTTTAATGCATTATTCAAGTCCAGAATCACTTGTTCTATGTTAGGCCATAAACTATTTGGGTTTTCCATAGCCGCTCTAGCAACTTGGTTCAATACATGTTTTTTGTACTCCAAACCATCAGCCGAAAATACCTCATTGCTTATCTTAGAGCCATACCCATTAATCAATGATTCAGCACTAGCATCTGCTTTAACAGATGACTTAACATCAACACGTACAAACAGCTGGCCCATCATCCAATCTAGTGCTGCTTGAATGTTTTCTATCTGACTAACCTGACCCAATGGATCTTGTTCTAATCCAACAATCATGCGTGACAATGCTTCTTCAGCCGGCATATTTTTGATTAATCTTTGATATTCACGTTGCGCTCTAAGCTCCAATGTTGCAATCTGACCTTGAGCCTTCTTTAATGCACGAGTTTGTTGAATATTTAGATTGCGTCGAAGATCTATCTGTGGCTGCATAATCTTAGCCATTTGCTCTTTGATTGCACGTCTAACCATAATAAAGTTATCAGATGGTAAATATTTAGACAGCTGCTCACCAATCAAATTGGAAAAGAAACTTTTAGTCGCTTGTACTAACGGACCTTCTCGCAGTCCTGACCTAGCAGCAGAATCAGCAGCCTCTAACAACTTTTTTTGTTCTACATCATCTAATCTATTGATATCGTCAATCGTAGCAACACGGCCATCCGTTAACAATGCACGCTCTGTGTTGCGATCAATAATCATACGAAGGTCATCATTGTACATCTTGTTGTTATCAATGTTTTCGATGATCCTTGCACGCTCTGTGGCTGGCATATTCAAGTAGTCTAGGTCTATCTTGAGCTGAAACTTTTCTTCAGCACTTAGAGGAGACAAGTCAAAAAACTTGGTTCGTCTACCTTCCTTAATGGTTGGCACCCCAAACAGTTCTGTAGCGGCACCTTGTGCCGGTTTGGTATCCTCACCAAACCTAAGATTATTCAAAGCAGCAAAGCGTTTTCCAATATCGCTCATAGCCGCTACAATACGAATCTCATCTGCTACTTTCTTACCAGCATATAGTCTAGGGGTAACCTGTACAACCGCTTCCATATCTCTAATACTGGGAGCCATTTCAAACATAATAGCCCGACCATATACAGTCGATACACCACGACGAACAGACGGCAACGCATCTTCTATAGGCAACGGTGCTTCGGTCTTAATAATATCGTCTACAGTTTTAAAGTTAACGTTAAGATTTTGTTCCTTGGCACGTCGTACAGCATTGTCATAGCCATTGGCCTCAACATCATCTAAGAATCGTTGTGTATCTCGATACTCTGTATACAGTTCAGATGCTCTGGCATTTTCTTGAATATTGCCAAAGAAGTATTCATCGGCCTGTTCTTTACCGGCCTCTTGAACTTTCTTATAGTATGGTGTATTGTCCAAACCTAGTTCTAACAGTTCATCTTCTTTCCCGGCATTTAACAACTCTTGGGCTTCTAAGTTTTTAGAAACCTGTTGGCCAAACGTTAAACGGATATCTCCGTCTGTTAGATTATCTACTGTTTTACCACCAACC